AGACGTTATCGGTATGCGTCTTAATGCTGGATCATTGTATTTTTACAAAAACGGTACAATTCAAAACAGCGGTACTGCACTCAAAACGGGGCTGACAGGAACGTGGAATTTTGGGGCATCTCACCGCAATAACACAGGCGGCACTGAAAATATTACGCTGAATTTTGGTCAGTCTACTTTTGGCAATCTACCAACAGGTTCGGCTGGTTGGTCCACCGCCAACTTGCCCGAACCTGCAATCGCTGACGGCAGCAACAATTTCAACAGCTATACATGGACGGGCAACGGCGGCGGTCAGCGCATCGCCAGTTTCCAGTCGATCACGGAAACGTACACGATAGATAACTCGGCTCGGTTTAACGACAATGATTCGGCGTATCTGAGTAAAACCCTTTCTACGCCTACAAACAATCTTCAATGGACGTGGAGTGCATGGGTAAAGCGTGGAAATTTGGGCAGTAGTTATCTCTTTAATGGGGGAGACGGCTCAAGTAACAATTTTGGTAATCTTCAATTTCTTGCAGGTGATGGTTTACAGTTTTCGCAAATAAACGGTGGTTCATACAATGTCCAATTCCAAACCACTCAGGTTTATAAAGATTCGTCTGCTTGGTATCACATTGTTTTAGTATATGATTCAGCAAATGCTACAGCAGCAGATAGATTAAAAATTTATGTTAATGGGGCTTTACAGGCAGGAACTTATGTTACCGGCCCGTTTGCTCAAAGCACTGCGAGTAAAATAAATTCTGCTATTGCTCATTATGTAGGCAAACTAGATTACTCAGCTTTGTATTATGACGGCTACATGGCCGACGTGCATTTCATTGACGGTCAGGCATTAGCTGCTTCTGATTTCGGCCAATATGACTCCTCGACAAACCGCTGGATTCCGAAGGCTTACTCAGGCGGCTATGGAACCAACGGGTTCTTCCTAGAGTTTGGTGACTCTGCTGCGCTAGGCGACGACACCTCTGGTAATGCCAATGATTTTACCAGCAGTGGTTTGGCGTCTACCGATCAGATGCTCGATACACCCACGAAAAACTATGCCACGCTTGACCCCAATGAGATGAACCCTGCGGCGGGTGTTACGTTGAAAGACGGCAACTTAAATGCCGATGCAACAGCTACTGCAACAGACGTTAATTCTACGCTGTATGTAACTAGTGGTAAGTGGTATGTCGAATACACGATAAATGCCGCTGATGGTGCAACAAGCAACCCTTGCGTCGGAATACAGACCCAGAGTTTTGCCACGTCGCCAAAAATTACCATCGACAGGACTGGTTCTATAACAGTAAACGGAACCACAACGTCGCTGTCGGGGTTCAGTTACACAACATCTGATATTGTGATGATTGCATTTGATATGGACGCCGATAAATTTTGGATCGGTAAAAACGGAACGTGGTATAACAGCGGTGATCCCGCGAACGGGACAGGAGAAACAACCGGCTTTAGCCCGGCTGGTCAGGCTATGACGCCGTATATTAGAAGTCGAAATTCTTCTGATGTAACTATTAACTTCGGTCAGTCAGCCTTTAGCTATACCGCCCCAACCGGATTTAACCAACTCAACACAGACAACCTCCCGCTCACTGGTGGCAACACCTCTGCGTTCAGTTGGATCAAGTCGCGCAGCACCACGTACAACCACCAGATTTACGACCGTGTACGCGGCCCGGAAGAGTATCTAAGTTCTAATACAAATTCTCTCCCGACAACCGACACCAACGGTCTTCAGACATTCCTGCTCGACGGCTTCCAGCTAGGCAGCAGCAGCAACGTCAACGCTTCTGGGCAAACCTATGTCGGCTGGAACTGGATGACCGATACTTCTGGGTCAGGCAGCAGCAACACTGATGGGACAATCACTTCCACCGTACTTGCCGATCAGACGGCAGGATTTAGTATTGTCAAATATTCAGGAAACGGAACCAGCGGTGCGACAGTGGGGCATGGTATCAACGCTGCTCCAAAAATGCTTATAGTCAAAACTATAACAGGTCTTGCTACCGACTGGCCGACTTATCACATAGATTTAACGCCCGGCTACAGCTTGTATCTAAACACTACCGGTGCAGAGAACTCATTTGATAACTGGGCAAGTACAGCCCCAACGTCATCTGTATTTACCTTATCTACTTCAAATTATGTTAATAATGCGTCAAGAGATTACATCGCCTATTGTTTCGCAGAAGTCGAAGGCTTTAGCAAAATTGGCAGCTACACCGGAAACGGCTCGACAGATGGCTCTTTTGTTTGGTGCGGGTTCAGACCTGCTTGGGTTTTAATTAAGGCCACCACAACTAAAGATTGGCCCATGCAGGACACTACTAGAGACCCGTACAACGTCGCTGATAAGCATCTTTTCGCCAATTTAAGTGTTGCTGAATACAGTGATTCAAATCGGTACGCCGATTATTTATCGAATGGGTTCAAGCTCAGAACTGCTCACAACGCTGTCAACACCAGTGGTCAAAAATACATCTTCATGGCATTTGCAGAACATCCCTTTGGCGGCGATGGTGTCGCCCCCGTCCCGGCTCGGTAGGAGAAAACTATGTGGACACTAAACGGTCGAGTGATCCGGGAAGGTCGCTCATTTATCGATGACAATGGCGTGAAGCACCCTGCTTCGTGGGGAACCTATGAAGCCAGCTATAAGGCCAGCATTGGCCTCGTGGAGGTCACTGTCGAAGCCAAGCCTGACGAACGCTTTTACTGGGTTACCGGCCCGGACATTACGGGTGCGTACACCTCTGTCGAGCGTGCGCTGGAAGACGTACCGACTGTTGACGAAGACGGCGTTCCGGTGATCGACCCAGACACACTGGTACAGCTATCGACACCGGGGCTGAAGTCTCAGTGGATTGCCCAGATCAAGCAGACGCAGGGTTCGCTGCTCGCGCAAACCGACTGGGCATACGTTCGCAAGATGGATACGGGCATTGCGGTCCCGGCTGAGATCCAGACGTATCGCGACGAAGTTCGTTTGGCGGCGGGCACCATCGAGGGACAGATCGCAGCGTGTGCAGATCTCGACGCTTTCAAGGCGCTGTTTGTGGTTCCGGTCGATGCCAACGGTGACCCGACAGGGAACGCTCCGATTAACAACTGGCCTGACGCCATCTAGGAACGTCGATGACCCTGACGAAGCTCCAGTTTCAGCCGGGTGTGAACACAGAAACCACCGCCTATTCTAACGAGGGCGGGTGGAACGACTGTGACAAGGTACGATTCCGGTTCGGGTTCCCCGAAAAGATTGGCGGCTGGCAGAAATACAGCAGCAATACCATTGTTGGAACGCCCCGCTCTCTCCACGCTTGGCGAGCTCTTGATGGCAACGAGCTTATGGGGATCGGTACTCACAAAAAGTTCTATGTCGAAGAGGGCCTTTCGTATAACGATGTAACTCCCCTACGTTCCACAACCACGGGGACCGCCACTTTTTCTGCGACGGCGAGCTCTTCGACAATCACCGTTACGGACGCAGGGCACGGCGCACTAGCGGGAGATTATGTCACGTTTAGTGACGCCGTGAGCCTTGGCGGTAATGTGACCGCTGATGTTCTTAACCAAGAATATGAAATTCAGACGGTCCCTACTGTAAACACCTACACGATTACGGTCGGTGTCACAGCGGACGGATCTGACACCGGGAACGGGGGCGGCTCCACTATTGCGGCCTATCAGATCAATGTCGGAATTGACACCGTGGTCCCCGGTACGGGTTGGGGCGCGGGAACGTGGAGCCGTGGTACGTGGGGCTCGGCGGCTACTACGGTAGCCGGTGGCGGCACCATGCGTATTTGGAAACAGGATAATTTTGGCGAGGATCTTGTTTTCAATATTCGCGACGGCGGGGTCTATTACTGGGATTACTCTTCGGGGCTTGACGCTCGTGCGGTAACCCTTTCCAGCTTGGGGTCTTCGGCACCGACGGTTGCTCGTCAGGTTCTGGTTTCTGACCGTGACCGTCATGTGATTGCGTTCGGCTGTAATCCCGAGGGTAGCTCTACGCAAGACAAACTTCTGGTTCGTTTTAGCGATCAGGAAAACGCGACCGACTGGACGGCAACTGCGGAGAACACCGCGGGTGATTTGGTCGTCGGTAGTGGCTCGGAGATTGTTCAGGCGGTAGAGACACGTCGTGAAGTTGTGATTATCACCGATGCGTCGGTGCATTCGATGCAGTTTATCGGCGCACCGTTTACGTTTGGACTGACCCAGATCAGTGCAAACACCACGATCATTGGCCCTAACGCCGCTGTCGCAATGGGCGATGCGGTGTTCTGGATGGGGCGTAACCGGTTCTATCTATACGATGGTCAGGTTAAGGCGCTGCCTTGCACTGTGCGGGATACAGTATTCCGTAACTTTAACGATACGCAGGCGGAAAAGGTGTTTGCTTCCGTAAACACTTCTTTTGGCGAAATCACGTGGTTCTATCCATCTGCGGGCTCGGATGACAACGACAGTTATGTCACTTTCAATTACGAACAGAACATCTGGTACTTCGGTAATCTGGGCCGTGATTGTTGGTTGGATCGAGGATTGAAAGAGTACCCTGTTGCGGGCTTCAACAACGGCTATCTCTACAACCACGAAATAGGTACGGATGCAGACGGGTCGGCCTTTACCGCATATATTGAGTCTAGTCCCGTAGATATAGGGGATGGCGATAAATTCGTGTTTGCAAGACGCTTGATACCGGACATCAGCTTTGCAAACTCTACCGACCAAGCTCTACCGCAAGCGACCTTTACGATTAAGACAGAACGGTTCCCCGGTACGGGTTACACAAGCTCTACGGCTACCACCGTGGGGGAATCTGCAACGCAAAACAATATCCGAGCCCGAGGCCGCTCCTTTGGGCTCCGCGTCGAGAGCGACGGGCTGGGTGTCGCATGGCGTCTAGGTTCGCCGCGGCTTGATGTTCGACCGGATGGAGCACGCTGATGCCCCGCGGTCTTGTCCCACCTCGCTTTGCGGTCCCGCCGGACACGTATAACAGCACATATTTCTCGGATATGGTGCGTTTGTTAACGACGTACATTATCCAAGAGCAGCAGCCGGGCGAGATGCGGGCCACCGTAGGCACGTTTACGGCGCTTGCCACAAACGATGTAGGCTTGGAGCAGGGCGCTCTGTTCGAAGTCGATGGTTTTGTCAAGATTTCTAGGCTTTCTAACCCGCATGTGGCGGGATCCAGCAGCGCGGGCGCGGTGGGTTCTGTTACGGTGGTTACACCGTAGGTGCTAAATGTCTGATTCTAATGTTATTGTGATGGGTGACGGCTCTCGTTGGAGCCCATCTACGTCTCGTGAAGCGGTGAAATGCGCTTCTTGTGATAACCTAGTGGATACGCCGGAGGAAATTCTCAGCTATCCTAGCGGAAATTGTCCGTCTTGCGGTAATGCGTGGACTGGCAGCGAAGAAAAAAGTATATTCATACAAGTAACAGTGCCTGAAGCTTTGGGCGGCGGAGCAGGATAATGGCGTTACCGGCAGAACAAGAACTAGAAGAGGTAATCATCCCCGACGGGGGTATTGCCGATTTCATCATTTCCGATGAGGATTATGATGAGCTTGCCCGTCAGGAAGCCAGCAAGACCTACGGTGAGTCCGGCGGTATTGCAGAGTTTCAGGAGCAGGCCGCCCGCATGGCCCAGTATGGCCGCGGCGGCGACCAGTTTGTAGCCCATCTGGCTCCGGGTGAGATTGTTGTTCCTGCCCCGCTTATTGAAAATAACCCGGAACTGCGCGACTCCATCTTTGGTCATCTGCGAGAGATGGGCATTGAAAACCCGGAACAGTATGTTGTTGGCGCTTCGGCTAACTCCATCAACCCGGAAACGGGCCTTATGGAGTTTGGCTTCCTTTCCAAGATTTTTAAGGGCGTCAAGAAGGTTGTTAAGGGCGTCGGCAAGGTTCTCAAGAAGGCCGCTCCGATTATTCTGCCCATCATTGGTACGGCGGTTCTTGGCCCGGTTTGGGGCGCGGCGGTTGGTTCGGGTATTGCAACCCTGATTAACGGCGGTAGTTTGAAGGACGCTGCAATCAGTGCTGCGATCTCTGGCGGTATCGGTGCGGTAACCGCGGGCTTTGGTGGGCCCGGCTCGTTCGGTCAAAACGTGTCCAGCGCTATGGACGCCGGAAGCTATCTGAATACGGTCGGTTCCCGCTTGGGCTCCACAATGCAATCCGGAGAGTTCTTCAGCGAAGGCTCGATCTTCGGTCGTCCGGGTTCCGTGAGCGGCCCGGATATGGCAGCAGCGGGTGCGCCAGACGCCTCCGTAACCGCCGCGACGCAGCCCGGCGTAGAGGTGGCTTCTTACGGGGACGCTGCTTTCACCGTTGCGCCCGAAGGCACAGGCACAGGGATTCGGCCAACGACTTCTGGTGATTTCTTAAAAGATCAATTTGCTGTCTCTCAGACCCCGGTGGCAGTTACCCCGGCAAAGGTTCCTAGCGTTACCGGGATGCAGACGGGCACATACCAACCTAATGTGGCCGAAGTTTTTGGCCCCACGCCCCCAATCAACGTCACTAAGTTTTCTTCCGGAATGCCCGGTGGCGAAGTGATTAAAACGGGTGCGGCGATGGATTCGAATTTCTTTAACCGCTCTTTAGATGCCGTTCAGGATTATGGCACGAGACTGTACGAAGAACCCCTGACCACGCTAGGTGATACGTTCTTCCCGTCCGGGCCAAGCCCCGAGCAGATAACGGGCTCCTCGCAATACGCAAATCTTGTAAAACCAACGACACAGGGAGGGGGCGGTCTTACGCCGGACAAAGCTTTTGACATTGTTTCGAAGAAGATGAGCCCCGGCCTCATACGAACCTACGGTCCTCTCGCCGCCGCGGGAACCGCAGGCGCTGCGGCCTTGGGTTTCTTCGACACTCCGGAACCCACAGAAGAGGAAAAATCTCCTCTTGGCCTGAAGAGCGGCCCGACCGGCGCAGAACTTCTGGCCGCCGACGTGGCCGGTGGCGGCACGAAGTACACGCTTCCGACCGCGGCAATCACGCCGACTTCTGCAGATATGGCCACAACCACGGTCCCAAGTCGTTACGGGCTCCCAGAATCCCCGCAGGTTGCAAGCCTTCAGAAGTATCTGCAAGAGCAGCGTAAACTCCGAAACCCGTTCGGACCGATCCGCGCGGCAGAAGGTGGAGAAGTTTACCCGCGCCGCAATGGCGGCATCATGCCTTACGAAGGCACCCCGAACGAAGACAGCGTTCGTGCCCTGCTGATGCCGGGAGAATTTGTAATGACCACGAATGCCGTCAAGGGCGCGGGTAACGGTGATCTAAATCGCGGTATCAACAACATGTATGGTATCATGCGTGGCCTTGAGCGGCGCGGAAGGGCGATGGCGTAATGGCTACCGAAACACAAGAGATAATCCAACGGGAAGCCCCGGAAATTGAAGCCCTCAAGCTGGGGCTTCTACAGTCTGCCAAGGATCTGGCAGATCAGCCTATCACCCTGCCGACCCAGCAGGTAGCGGCTCCATCTGGTCTTCAGGAGGCCGCTTTTGGTCTTAGTGAGGCTGGTATCGGTGCGTATCGTCCGTATCTGGAAGAAGCGGGCCTTACGATGGGCGAGGGCTATGCCCCGATCATGGGCGCACAGCAGCAGGCCATTGATTACATTCAGCCCGGCGTAGCCACGGGCCAAGGCATGTTGGCGGCGGGCGCTGGTCCGATTACCGGTGAGATGATTCAGGGCTACATGAACCCCTATCAGCAGGCGGTTCAGGACGAGATCAACCGGGCCTACAACATTCAGGCATCGCAGGCGGGCCTGCAAGCCGCGGGCGCTGGTGCGTATGGCGGGGGCCGTGCAGCCATTTCAGAGGCCGAGATCAACCGTAATCGCGCCGCGGCCCTTGCACAGGCGCAGGCGCAGAACTTCCTTCAGGCCCAGCAGGCGGCACAGAATGAACTGCTTCGTCGTCAGCAGGCCGGTCAGCAGATCGGATCTCTTGGCTTGCAGGCCGGTCAGCAGCTTGGAACTTTGGGACTTCAGACCGGCGAGGCGCTTGGAACGCTCGGCCTGCGACAGTCCGCCCTTGGCGAGACGCTCTCCGAGCGTCTTCTGCGCGAGCAGCAGGCGGTCTACGAAATGGGTGCGCGTCAGCAAGCCCAGCAGCAGGCCGAGCTTGAAGCGCAGCGTCAGAGCGAATTGGCCCAGTTGTACGAACCTTACCAGCGCGTTTCGTTCCTGTCGGACATCTATAAGGGCGCTCCTTCTACTCAACAGACCATCTCGGCGGCAGCTTCCCCGTCGGTGTCTCCGGCCCAGCAGTTCTTGGGTCTTGGCATCGCCGGTCTTAGCGCGGCGGCGGGGGCACAAAAATCAGGACTATTCGGATGATGAACCGCGGCG